GTCCCTTGTCCCAGCGAAGGCGTTCGAACTGCAGCCATTGCATCGCCCCGCAGTGCGGGCAGGGCACGAAATACCGCCGCTGGTCGCTGGCATCAAACTCCCGTTCAATGCGCGACAATCCCCGGATCGTCGGGGTCGAGACCATGAACACCTTGCGCCGATGCGAAAATGTGGTGGTCCGCGCTTCGGCCAGCGTGACCGGGTCGCCTTCTTCGTCAGCCGAGGCCGGATAAGCGTCCACCTCGTCGAGGAAGATGTAGCGCGCAGGCATCGACCGCAGGCCGGTGGCGCTGTTGGCACCGGTCAGCACGAGGATGCCGCCAGGGAATTCCTTTGACAGCATCGAATTGCCCGCATCGCGCGACCGGGCCGGATTGACCCGTTCTCGCAGGGCCGGGCTGTCTGCGATCAAGGGATCAAGGCGGCCCCGCGACGTGCGTTTGGCGAGTTCCAGCGATGGCAATACTGCCAGCATCGGCCCCGGCGCATGATGAATGACGAAGCCGATCCAGTTGTTGCCAGCCTCGGTCGCGCCAACCTGTGCCGCCTTCATGAAGGTCACACGCTGCGCCGGGTGACGCGGCGACAGCGCATCCATGATCTCGCGCAGGTATGGCGCGCGGGCCGTGCGATACCGCCCCGGTTCGGCCGCACCACGCGAGGACAGCCAGCGATGTTCATCCGCCCATTCCGACACAGTCAGATCCGGATCGGGGCGCATGCCCTTGCGCCAGCTGCGAAGGATGTCCTCGGCCCCGTCAAAGCCAAGATCGAGGTCTGCGGTCAGGTCATTGCTATCCGAGGGAAACTCGGAGATCGGCGAGGTCTTCGAGGTGCTGTCTGACATGGGCTTCCAACACCCTCTGCAGGATCGCGGCCTCGATGATCACCGGCGTTCCGGTTTGTTTTTCCACCCCCAAGGCCACTTCAGCCGCCATCAGCGCTGCCACTCTGTTGGGCCAGGTGACCCAAGTATCGCGTTCCTGTCGGGCCAACCGGAACACCAGCGCTTCTGCGCGCGCCCGGTCGACCAGCGTGCCCTTCTTCTTCTGAATGCCAAGCTGCTTATCCTGCGCCTGGTAAACCGTCAGCGCCGTGCGTGCCTTCAGATAGGACGAGCTGTCTGCGGGACCGCTGAACCCGCTTTCGCCGCCGGTGCTGCGGCGCTGCTGGTCCGGATCGGTCATCTCGGCCCGGCGCACATCAGACGCGGCGGCGTTGATCGACCCGTCGCTGTAGACTACCAGCCGACTGGCGCGGCGTGCCTTCTGGATGGCCCCACGCGAGAGGCCGGAATGGGCGGAATACTCGCGTTCGGACATACCTTCCATGGCGATTGGATTGACCTCAAGATATTGTAATTAAACAGAAATGATCTGCTTATTCAGTTGATTACACTCCCGCGTAGAGCGATTCTGGGTCCAAGGAAAACGATGCAACTCACCCCTGGAGACCACGCCATGACCACCAAGACCGCCCCCGCCAACGCCCCCAGCGACGCCTTGCTGCTGGAGATCGCCGCCAAGCATTTCCCCAGCATCGAGACGCTGGAGACGCAAAACAGCGACCGGCTGGACTTCCACGATGTCGCCGTCTGGGCGATCCGCGCCGCCCTTGAAAACGCCTATGAGGCCGGGCGCGTCGCTGGTGCCGCTGCCATGTTGGCCGCTGCCACTGCCGCCCGCTGATGGAGGGCAGGGACATGACCATGGCCACCACCACCATCCGCATCGACATCGACACGCTGCCCGACCATCTCGACCGCTCCCGCCCGGCTGTCGTGGCCGAGGCCATCGAGGCCGCGCTGCGCGAGGGCGGGATCAAGACTGACTGCTCGGACCTCTTCTCGCACATCAAGATCGACCTGCCGACCGCGCAACTGGCCGCCGCCAGCGCCGTGCTGGTCGATCTGCACCTGATCTGAGGCGGCATGATGAGCACGCGCGCGCAGATCGCCATCCAGATCGGCTTTGAGGAATGGGCGCATGTCTATGTGCACTTCGACGGCTATCCCGCCCACATGCTGCCCGCGCTTGCCCGCTGGAAACCCGAGGACATTCTCACCGCCCGGGAAATCCGGCAAGTCACGTCTGAAGCTCTGGATTGCTTCAGCCCGCCCTGTGATCCGCGCATCCTTCCGCGCCCGACGCGGGAATTCGCCCACCTTTACATGTGGATCGGATGCCAGTGGGTGCATGTGGTGCCGAAGGCTGATGCGCACCGAGTGTAATCAGAAAGCACTGATATTGCTTGTATTTACCTACACTAGCCGTTCCGCCAGAGCGATGGTGATTACACCAGAACGATGCAACTCACCCCCGGAGACCACGCCATGACCACCCGCCGCGCGACCGACAATGCCAAAGCCCTCGACGCCTTCATGACTACCAAGTTCCAGATCGACGCGATGCTGGAGCGCCTGAAGGCCCTGAGCGACGACCACTTCGATGCTCACCCTGACGAGATCAACTGGGGCCATGTCGGCACCCTGAAGCATTACGCCAGCCTGATGCGCCAGATCACCGACGCCGCTTTCAAGGAGGGCGAACATGCCGCTTGATCCCGCCCAGCGCCACCAGATCGAGCAGGATGCCATCACCGCCGCATGGGAGGCCGAACGCCTCACCGCCTGCGACGCCGCCATCGCCCTCCTGCGCGAGATCGCCGATCTGGACCGCGATGACGATGGTGACGTGATCATCGGCACAGATGCCGACGGTCACAACGACCTGATGTCGCGCATCACCGCCTTCCTTGCCACCAACGACCAATAGGGGAACGCCATGACCAAGCTGACAGAAACCCAGACCATCATCCTCAGCGCCGGAGCCCAGCGTCCCGAGAACATCGCCCTGCCGTTGCCCAAGGGGCTGGCCGGTGCGGCGGCCAAGATGGCCGTGACCAAGATGATGGAACACGGCTGGCTGCAGGAGGTTGACGCCAACCTGCGGCGAAATGAACCGCTCTGGCGCGAAACCGGCGACGGCCACGGCACCACGCTGGTGGTGACGGATGCTGGCTTGCTGGCCGTTGGGATCGACCCGGTGGTGGTCAAGGCGGTGGTCGCCATTCGCAAACATGCGGCTGAGATGCCTGCGCTTAAATTGCCTGCTGCCATTCAGCCGAAGCTTCGCACAGGCACCAAGCAAGCCACTCTGATTTCCATGCTGCGCAACCCCGATGGCGCAACGATTGAGGAGATCATGATAGCCACTGGCTGGCAGTCGCACACGGTTCGCGGCGCAATGGCCGGGGCACTGAAGAAGAAGCTGGGCCTCGAGGTCAGCTCGGAAAAGGATGATGCGCGGGGAAGGGTGTATCGATTGCCTTAGGCATGACCCGTTTCCCTCCGACTGCGACAAGGCCGCCGCCCACCCGGGCGGCGCCCTTTATACTGTGGCTGCAGCAGCAGAGGATCTTTGCGCGGTCTTGCCTGTCGCCATCTCCCACCGCCGCACGGCCACGTCGCAATAGACCGGGTCCAGTTCCATCGCACAGCAGCGCCGCCCAGCGCGTTCGGCGGCGACGATCTGGGTGCCGGAGCCACAAAATGGCTCGTAGATCAGGTCACCGGGATCGGAAAACGCGGTCAGCACCGCCTCGACCAGCGCCACCGGAAACACCGCAGGGTGCGATCCGGCGGCACCCAGCCCGCCCTTGTGGCGCATGATGCGGAAGACGCTGTCCGGGATGCGATGGCTTTGGATCGCGTTGCCGGTGCCGGTCTTGGCGTGGACGCTGCCGTCGGCCCCGCGCAGTCCACCGCCGCCGAGGGTTTCGCCCGCGTGCTTGGACGGGACGGTCTTGTGCGGTTTGCGTGGGGCGCGGTTGAAATGGAAAATGAACTCGTGCGACGGGGCGAGGCGGCCGTTCCAGTCGCCCGGCAAGCCCGGCCCCTGATCCCACACATACCAGCCAAAGCGCCGCCAGCCAGATGCGCGCATCCATTCCAGCCATCCTTCCCAATAGGGTTGCCATTCGCTGTCGCGATGCACGAGGCCGAGGTTGACCAGCACCTGCGCCTCGGACGTGACCGGCGCTGCGGCGAACACGCCCTGCATCAGCGCATCCCAATTGCCGACCTTTTCCTTTGCGGCACCATAGTCGCGCTGCTGGGCGTAGGGTGGCGAGGTGAACATCAGCGTGGCTTGCTCGCCCTGCATCAGCCTGGTGACGGCGGCCGGATCGGTGGCATCGCCGCAGCATAGCCGGTGCTTGCCCAGCGCCCAGATGTCGCCCGGCTTGGTGAGCGGCTCGGCAGGCGGGGCGGGGATCACATCCGCCGCATCGTCAGAAATCGAGGGGCGCTCTTCGTCGCCCGCGTGCAGTAGGGCGTCTAGTTCATCCTCGGGGATCCCGATCAGCCCGAGGTCGAAATCCTCGGCCAGCAGCGCCTGCAATTCCTGCAGTAGAAGCGCCTCGTCCCAGCCGCCCAGCTCGGTCAGCTTGTTGTCCGCGATACGGTAGGCGCGGCGCTGCGCCTCGGTCAGATGGCCCAGAACGATGACCGGGGCCTCGGACAGCCCCAGCTGCGCGGCCGCCAGGATTCGACCATGACCAGCGATCAGTTCTCCGTCGGCGGCCACCAGCACCGGCACGGTCCAGCCGAACGCGGCCATGCTGGCAGCGATCTTGGACACCTGATCGGCGTCGTGGGTCTTGGCGTTGCGGGCGTAGGGTTTCAGCCGGTCGAGGGGCCAAAGTTCGATCCGGTCGGGTGGCATCATCATCGCGCGGGTTCGGCCAGCGGCGTGCAGATGATCAGCGTGGTTCGGCCGGGGAGATACCAGCTTGGGAAATCCTCAGGCCAGGTGACGCGAAGCCCGTAAAGCGCAGCCGTGGCCTCGGTGTCCTGACGTTTCGCGGAATCGAAATTGCCGTAGAGATGGGCGGCCACCGCGGCGGCCTTCCTGTCCTTGCGGTAGAAATAGCCATGATCGACAAGCTCGCGCGGCCAGGGATCGACGTGATAACCGCGCCCATTGAACAAGCCGCGCCGCGCGAGAACCGAGGGCGAAAAGTCCGATTTCGACAGTCGCCAGCCATGACGCTCGCCGAACAGCATGGCGAGGCGCTGACGCGTTGCACGCAAATCCTGATGCATGGCGTCGCTCTGACGTTGGCCATTCGCGTCGCAGAATTTCTGCTGATAGTCAGTCACCGCGCTGGCGAGAGCGGCAATTTCGTCAGGGCTTGTTGCAGCCTGCTGGATGGCGAGGGGTCCGTTCATGCCGCGAGCCTCTTGGCCTTCAGGTCGGCGAAGGTTTCCCCGGTGTCGGCCAGCACGGCATTGGCACCGGTGAATTGCTGCCAGCGCTCGATGGCCACGTCGACATAGACCGGGTTCAACTCGATGCCGAAGCAGACGCGGCCCGTGGTCTCGGCGGCGATCAGCGTGGTGCCGGATCCCATGAATGGTTCGAACACCGCCTGACCCGGGCTGGAATTGTTCAGGATCGGACGCCGCATGCATTCAACCGGCTTCTGGGTGCCGTGCACGGTGGCCGCGTCTTGGTCCTTGCCGGAGATGTGCCAAAGGGTGGTCTGCTTGCGGTCACCCGTCCAGTGGCCTTTGCCCTTGACGCGCACCGCATACCAGCAGGGTTCGTGCTGCCAATGATAATCGCCGCGGCTCAATACCAGCCGATCCTTGGCCCAGATGATCTGCGACCGCACAGCGAAGCCCACCGCCGCCAGGCTGTCGGCTACCTCGCCCGCATGCAGAGCGCCATGCCAGACATAGGCGACATCGCCGGGGAACAGAGACCACGCTTCGCGCCAGTCGGCGCGGTCGTCATTCAGCACCTTGCCGGTACGCTTGGTTTTGGCCGCGCCCGCCTGGTTGCGCCAAGACGGATCGTACTCCACGCCATAGGGCGGGTCTGTGACCATCAGCAGCGGGCGCACATCGCCGAGCAGCCGTCCGACAACATCGGCGGCCGTGCTGTCACCGCAGATCAGCCGGTGCGATCCGAGCTGCCAGAGATCGCCCGCAACCGACACCGGCGTGACCGGCGCATCTGGAATGTCATCCTCACCCTCGACCGCACCGCCTTCGTCCTGATCCGGATCCCGCAGCAGGGCATCCAGATCTTCGTCGCTGATGCCCAGCAGCGACAGGTCGAAATCCTCGGCCAGCAGGCCCGCGATCTCGTCGCGCAGCATGGCCTCGTCCCATTCGCCCAACTCGGTCAGCTTGTTGTCGGCGATCCGGTAGGCCCGGCGCTCGGCTTCATCCAAGTGGCCGAGCCGGATCACCGGCACATCCTTAAGCCCCAGCATGATGGCGGCCAATACCCGGCCGTGCCCTGCGATCAGTTCGCCATCGTCGGCCACAAGGCACGGAACGGTCCAGCCGAACTTCGCCATGCTGGCGGCGATCTTGGCGACC